AAAGACGTTATAAATGGAATAAAAAAAGAAACAAATTCTCAAATGACAATAATTCCACTTGACGAAGCAAACACCGATTACCAAGAGTTTCTCCAGTGGAAAGCTGACGGAGGAGTTCCAGAAGAGGCTGATTAATTTACCTTTTCTTGCATTTGTCTTGTCATTATCCCCATAGTGACGTAGAGAGGAGATAAAGCTACAATAAGCAGTAATACAAGCACACTTGAAAAAGATAGTGCTTTCAAAATTGCAAATTTAATCATGTTTCAAAAGATAGCAAACGCTTTGAGTATCGTTTCTTTCATTATGGTAGCTTCCATGAGTGGTACGGCGTATTTCGGTTACAGGTATGTAACATCAGAACAGTTCAAAACTAGGGTAATGAATGAAATATTAGGTAACGTACAAGGATTGATGCCAAAGGTTTTAAAAAACACCATTCCAAAAACTACAGCACCATTTCCTTTGCCAAAAAATTAGATGGAAGTTCCTGAGATTGTCATACCACAAATCCAAACAATCCAGTTACCTACAATACCTACGATAGAAGGGAATCCATATCAAGTACTTAATGTACCATTACCAAATATAAACTTACCGGGGTGCGTCAAAACACACAGGGACAGTTCAGTAAAAAATACAGCAATAATAGAAGATGACCCCGGCGGTGCATACTTTAGCTGTCCTACCGGGGAGTTGCCATCTTATACGCCGATTGATTATAACCCTCGAGAACTGACGATTGTAGAAGAAAAAAAAGAAGAAAAAATTAATACAGATACACCGAAACCACCAGAGCAAAAACAACCAGAGATTCCAAAAAAAGAAAAAGAAAAAATTGTTATACCAGATTGCCCCGGTCCCAAAGATCAAAGAATTAAAGATTTTCGCAACGAATCTAGGCTAGAAAGGGTTATTGGTCATAAAAGGGGCGATGATGGGATTGAGTGCATTACCCTCTATGAAAACGTCCCTTTCAAAGATCAATTCATTCCGGAAATTTCTGTTATTGTATCTACTGCTGTTATTGGCTTGGTCGCTGCCAGTAGTCCATTATTACTTAACCT